CTCGTACTGCGTAGATCACAGAGGTTTTGTCGTGACTGCTCAGCCACATGCCAGCCGCAGAAACTTTGCGCTTGGCTTCTTCTATTTCATCAGTTAGTTTTTTGTACTCAAGCTCAAGCTCCTCACGCTTTGCTCGGGTGTCACGCTCTAGCGTATATGCGTGATACACGCACTCACGATACAAGGTAAGTTTCTGCGCTTTCTTGTCATCCTCAATTTTCTGCAAGCGTAGTCGCTCGGCAAACATAGCCATTGCGTGCTTACCCGCATCGGTTACGCACCAACCCTCGTACTTGATACCATCCTCAACGTAGGGGAAAGTGTTTATCCATGCGCTACGCACCAAAGCACCGAGGGTGCGACTTGATGAACCCGAGAACACCAAAGCCTTGATCGACTTGGTTTCTTCAATAGACTTAAGTGCATCGTATTGGGCTTGGGATGTGTAGCCCTTCAGTGCCGGTAAATGTTCGTGTCTCATCATGGTCTCCAATAAAGTAGGTCAAGTGCAAGCACTATGCAAGCACACAAAATAACAATGCGTTCGAGTTTCTCCCATCTAGTTAACATTGTTAGCCCCGCAGTTCTTTTTGGTTGGTTTGCTTGAGCGTTACTCTTGCGCTGGCAGGTGTAACAAGTTGGTAGTTGCCCTTGCCGTATTCTTGGACTACGCACCAACTCATGCGTTCTTCTCGGGCGGCTTCTTCACCGCAGAATAGGCAGACTCGGTAGCCTAGTGACCACCGCTCACTGTGTATATCGTCACCGCAGTTGCGGCACTCTTTCCAATCATTCATACATCTAACCTTTCTAATTGACCTAACAATGTTAGGGTGCTTCTAATGGGCGGGATTGCCCCTAGATGGTTTTATCCCATCTAACTTATATTATACCACAAAGTTATGCCAAAGTCAAGTTCTTTAGTCTTGGGTGTGACGAAAGTTACGAAGTGAGCAGGGTGCTTAAAAAGTAGGCAGTGTTATGAAAGCAATCGGGGGTGCGTTATGGAAATAGTGGAAATGTAACGAAAATTGGGGTAAACGTAACGTGAAACGTAACGCGGGGTTCTCCTCTGTAAATGATGTTTTTTTAATGTAATGTTATAATGTTATGTGATTTTTAAGAAAGGGTATGTGGTCTCCAAAATTATTATTTGCGCAATACACTTTGCACTTCTGAGCAACGTCACTGCCTCAAAACTTTCGTAACTCGTACCCCTTTCCGAAAAACGCGTAACATTATAACTTTCTAGGTTTCATGCGGGTTGCGGGGCGTTACGTGCGTAACATTAGCTCGTAACATTAGAAAAAACATAACATTGTTAGATCGGTTGCTACTGCCGCCCAGAGAACTGGTATTCAGATCGAGGTCACTTGCTACTGCCGACCAGAGAACTGGTATTCAAATCGACCTAACAATGTTAGGTGCGAGCAGACGCAAAAAAGCCCCGACTAGCGGGGCTGTGGATAAGTGAGCAGGGATTAGGTTTTATCCCATAACCTACGATGGAAAGGTTTACCCTCAGCAAACGCAATCCAAAATGAAGTCAGGTAAGCATCAGGGAAACGATACTCTTTGAATACTTTGGCAACCCTAGCACGATGCGGGTTAGTCCTGACGTTTCCCCTTAGTGCTACCAATGGCGGTACAGTGGCGCGAATTTCATCGAGCAAGGCTTGAATTTCTTGATCTTGCTTTTGATAGACTTCGCTTGATTGAGTACAGTATTTCATAACATTTCTCCAATTGACCTAACAATGTTAGGTAAGGGTTTCCCCTTACCTTGGTTTACCCTTAGTCTTGAATTGTGGCTAAGTCAATACCCATTGCCATGAGTGCCGATGCAATATGCGTTTGGCAATCACGTTCTTTGTCGCTGAGTGAATCAGCGTTCTTTGTGGCTTTGTATAGCGTGGTCAATTCCTCAACCAAACGCAAGGTTAGCGAGCGGTTTTGTCGAGCGCCTACCGGTGCGTCAGTTGGTGCAATCACTCCGTCAGCGTTGGGCTTTTTGGGTTCCATGTGCTCTTGTGCATACTTACGAACCCGAGCCCACACTGTCGATGGATTACTATGCTTTGCACTATTGAGAACTTTGAATAATTCCTTTTTCTCAGTGTGAACCAACTTTGCATCCTCACCCTTGTCATTGTGTTCGACAAGATACCATGCAAAGGGCAATACTTCGCAGACCTTGATAGCATAGTCACGCTCAGCACCATAAGCCCTGACAACCGCTTCAGCAACATTGTTGCGCAAATCAGACAATGACAATTCAGACACTTGAGTAACTGTAATATTTTCCATGATACGTTCTAACCTTCTAATAAAACCCAGTAAACAGACTAGGCAACTGAGGCAAACTGATTTTGTTTGCTTGAATATATTATACCACAAAAAACACTGAAAATCAAATGTAGCGTGAACAATAATTAGGGAATTGATGTAACAATGTTAGGTCATTTAAAAAAGTCAAAAGGTCAGAGGGTACGGAGGGCGGGGACACCAAAGAGCCCAAGAGGAATCCTAGAAATACCATACACACTGTGGAGCTCAAACGATCTCGCGTTTTAAAATTCCACCCTCCCCCTTTTTGGGGGAAGTTCGGGAACACCCCCCGGGTCTAAGTAAAAACCCTAATCACAAAAAATTTTTGCAAAAAATTAAAAACGCTGTTACATTTCAGGCTTCATATTCATTGGTGCGCTTACCCGGTGATTAAACTAGAACCTACTGCGGAACATCCTGTTCCTTTTGACGTATCCGAAGAGTCCCCAAAGACTCAGAAGGATGCCATTGCCATTGCTGCAAATACTGCTGACTTCATTAAAGAACTTGGCGGTGGGCTGGACTTCAACGAGAAAGACGGTAAGCAAGTCGTTGATCTGGTTACCAAAGCAGCCAAGACACCCAAGCACATCAAGTCACCCGGCCAAGCTGCGGCTGCCCTAGCAATACTAAAGAAGTACGACTTTCAGGCTATTGCGGATGCACAGCAGGCACGCAACCTGATTACAAACAAGCTAATCGAACTAGCAGATTGCGGTGACCTGAAGATTGAGATCAAGGCTCTTGAGCTACTCGGCAAGCATTCAGACATTGGAATTTTTACTGAACGCAGTGAAATTACTGTGCATCACACAACATCCCAGTCTCTTGAGAATTCAATCAAAGAGCGGATCAAACGCCTGCTGCACAGCGACGTGATAGACATAACACCACTCGACGACCTAGATGCCCAGCTAGGAATCCCGGATTATCAGCAATCGGATAACTCTGCATTTGAAACAGATCTGGATACTGAAGAACCCGTAGACTCTGAAACCCGCGGAAACGTACCTGAAGATGAGTGAAGCATCAATCTCGCTAAAAGACCTAGAAGGGCTTGTTGATACCGGCAAGCTTACGGATACTGACCTGCGTGTGCTAGAGAAGCAGCTAATACATCTGGAAAAGCTCAAAGCTCGTGAGTTATCTCAGGAAAAGTTCATTCAGTTTACAGCCCGAGTCTGGCCAACCTTCATTTCGGGTAAACATCACAAGCGGATGGCCGAAGCTTTTGAAAGGGTAGCCCGTGGAGAATGCAAGCGTCTCATTATTAATATGCCTCCTCGCCACACTAAGTCAGAGTTTGCCTCTTACTTACTACCTGCTTGGTTTTTGGGCAAGTTTCCGCACAAAAAAGTCATTCAAAGCTCAAATACAGGCGAATTAGCGGTCGGTTTTGGCCGAAAAGTGCGAAATTTGGTGGATTCTGAGGTCTACAGCGAGATATTTCCTGATTTACACCTGCAAGCTGACTCAAAAGCAGCCGGTCGGTGGAATACCAGCAAGGGTGGTGACTATTTTGCGATTGGTGTGGGGGGTACAGTGACCGGTAAGGGTGCTGACCTGCTCATTATTGACGATCCACACTCAGAACAAGAGGCTGCACAGGCAGCAAGTAGCCCAGAGATCTACGACAAGGTGTATGAGTGGTACACATCTGGCCCTAGGCAGCGTTTACAGCCGGGTGGGTCGATTGTTATTGTGATGACACGCTGGGCGCAGCGCGATTTGACCGGTCAAGTGCTCAAAAACGCCGCTTTAAGAGGTGAAAACGACTGGGAAGTGATTGAATTTCCGGCTATTTTGCCCTCTGGAAACCCACTTTGGCCTGAGTTTTGGAGCAAAGAAGAGCTCGAAGCACTGCATGAAGAACTGCCAAATGCTAAGTGGCAAGCCCAGTATCAGCAGAATCCCGTGGGAAATGAGTCAGCGATTATCAAACGCGACTGGTGGAAGATATGGCCGCACGAGAGAGCGCCTAAATGTGACTATGTTTTGCAGACATGGGACACGGCGTTTGAGAAAACACAGCGGGCTGACTATTCAGCAGGCACAACTTGGGGCATCTTCAATTGCGAAGAAGATGATATGCGCCCAAACATCATATTACTCAACACCTACCGCAAGCGTGTGGAGTGGGTGGACTTGAAGAAAGATGTGTTTAGAGAGTACAACGAGTGGGAGCCAGACGGCATGTTGATTGAGAAGAAAGCCACGGGTGGCCCGCTCATTTACGAACTGCGTGCCATGGGTATACCTGTGCAGGAGTTCACACCGGGTAAAGGGCAAGACAAAATTGCCCGCTTGAACGCAGTATCGGACATAATCGCTTCTGGGAAAGTGTGGGTTCCCGATACTCGTTGGGCTGAAGAATTGGTTGATGAGATTGGGGCGTTCCCGTCAGGCGAGCATGATGACTTGGTTGACGCGACAACACTTGCTTTAATGCGCTTTAGGCAAGGTGGATTCCTCCGACTTCCTAGTGATGAACTAGACGAAGTTAGATTGTTTAAATCGGGCAGACGCGCGGCGTACTACTAAGGATTAATATGGCTACAAGTTCAATGGAAAAAAGTTTATATGCAGCACCTCTTGGTATAGAAGAAGAGCTAGGTGGCATATCCGACATTGAGATTGAGATTGAGAACCCAGAGGGTGTTCGCATTGGCATGGATGGCCTAGAGATAGAAATCGAGCCCGGCACAGAAGGTAAAGAAGGCGAAGAGTTTGACTCTAACCTTGCTGACTTCATGAGCGACGATGAGTTGCAAAGCATTGCTGAAGACATCATGGGTGACGTAGACGGAGACATCAATTCCCGCAAAGACTGGGTTGAGATGTTTGTCAAAGGACTAGATGTTCTGGGGATGAAGTATGAAGAGCGTACTGAACCGTGGCTCGGTGCTTGCGGTGTTTACTCAACGGTACTTACAGAAGCTGCTGTACGGTTCCAGAGCGAGACTATCATTGAAACGTTCCCTGCTGCGGGCCCGGTCAAAACCGAGATCATTGGCGCAATTGATAAACTTAAAGAGCAGGCGGCGGAGCGTGTCAGAGAAGACATGAACTACCAGCTTACTGAGGTAATGTCTGAGTATCGCCCTGAGCATGAGCGCATGTTGTTTAACTTAGGTCTGGCTGGATCAGCGTTTAAGAAAGTTTACTACGACCCAGCGCTTGGTCGTCAGACTTCGGTGTTTATTCCTGCTGAAGACATCATCATTCCTTACGGCTCCTCTGGCGCACGTACAGCAGAGCGCGTGTCTCACATCATGCGCAAGACAAAGAACGATGTAAAGAAGTTGCAAGTTGCAGGCTTCTATCGTGAGATTGAGTTAGGTGAGCCTGCTCAAGTACACACAGACGTTGAGAAGAAAAAAGCCGATGAACAAGGCTACAGCTTAACGGACGACGACCGCTATCAGATTTATGAAATCCAGATTGATTACAACTTACCCGGCTATGAAGATGAAGATGAGATTGCTCTTCCGTACATTATCTCTATTGATAAAGGCACAAACAAAATCCTCTCTATCTACCGCAACTGGGAAGAAGAAGACGATCTCAAAATTAAGCGCCAGCATTTTGTCCAATACGATTACATACCCGGCTTTGGTGCTTATGGCTTTGGCTTCATACACCTTATTGGTGGCTATGCCCGGGCCGGTACATCTCTTATTAGACAACTTATTGACGCTGGCACACTGAGCAACTTGCCCGGTGGTTTGAAGACCCGTGGCTTACGAATCAAAGACGACGATACCCCAATTTCTCCCGGTGAGTTCCGCGACATGGACGTGCCTTCTGGTTCAATCCGTGACAACATCATGGCTTTGCCATACAAAGAACCATCGCAGGTTTTGGCGGGTCTCTTAGATAAGATCACTGAAGAAGGTCGCCGACTGGGTTCTGTTGCTGACATGAAGGTCAGTGATATGAGTGCTAACGCACCTGTTGGTACGACGCTGGCTATTCTTGAGCGTCAGTTGAAGACTATGAGTGCTGTACAAGCCCGTGTGCACTACAGCATGAAGCAAGAGTTTAAGCTCTTGAAGAACATCATCCGTGACTACGCACCGAGCGAGTATGAGTATGACCCAGCCAGCGGTGACCGCATGGCCAAGCAGTCTGACTACGATGCAGTTGATGTCATTCCAGTAAGTGACCCCAACAGCGCGACGATGGCTCAGCGCATCATGCAGTATCAAGCTGTTATTCAGTTGGCGCAGCAAGCACCGCAGATCTATGACTTGCCGCAGTTGCACCGTCAGATGATTGAAGTGTTGGGCATCAAGAACGCAGACAAGCTCGTGCCCACAGAGGACGACGAGAAGCCGAAAGATCCAATCAGCGAGAACATGGGCTTCCTCAAAGGCGAGCCAACTCGTGCGTTTATCTATCAGGATCAAGACGCGCACATCGCTGTACATACGACGTTCATGAGAGATCCGATGATTGCGGCAACGATGGGTCAGAACCCCATGGCTCAGCAGATGATGGCTGCTATCCAAGCGCACATTGCAGAACACTTAGCGTTCTCATACCGCCGCAAGATTGAAGAGCAGATGGGCGTGCCACTTCCCCCACCCGGAGAGCAGTTGCCAGAGCAGGTGGAGGTGCAGTTGTCTCAGTTGGTTGCGCAAGCATCCGCTCAGCTTCTCAATGCAAACATGGCTCAGCAGCAACAACAGCAAGCCCAGCAAATGCAGCAAGACCCGCTGGTGCAAATGCAGCAAGCAGAACTCCAGATCAAGGCGCAAGATGCCAAGACCAAAGAGCTCAAAGTACGTGGCGACTTGCAGCTTAAAGCCGAAGAGCTATCACTCAAAGCACGCGAGAGCGCAGCTAGAACGGGTGAAGATCCAAACATGGCAGCGATGCGTATGCAGCAAGAGATCATGCAGGCGCAGGAGTTACACGCCCTAGAAGTTGCAAATCAGCAACAGCAGCAACAAGTTCAGGCGCAGCAAGCCCAGCAGCAAATAAGTCAGGGCGACCAGCGACACAAGATGGAGATGTTGCAGAAGATGATGCAGGCAAAACAGCAAGCCCAACAACCGCCCGGTGAAGGATAAATATGGACAGAAGAATCCTAGATTTGCTCTCCTCTAAGCTCGAAGAGCATCGTAAGAGTCAAGCTGAAGTTTTGTGTGATGGTAGCGCGAAATCCTACGATCACTACAAAGAACTGTGCGGTTTTATCCGAGGTCTCCAGACTGCGCAGTATGAAATAGGTGACCTCGTGCGTAAATTAAAGGACTCTGAAGATGACTGAATTTGATGTTAGTGCGGTAGATTTATCGGCGGTACTTAATGTATCCGCTGAAGAAAAAGCCAAACAAGTGCCCGATCCAGCGACGTACCATATTTTGTGTATGTTGCCCAAGGCCGAAGAGGAGTTTAGCGAGACTGGGATTTTGAAGTCTGCTACTGCTATGTATCACGAGGAGCTTTTATCCCCCGTGTTGTTTGTGGCAAAAATTGGCCCAGATGCGTTTGCAGATAAAGCCCGATTCCCTTCTGGCCCATCCTGTAAAGTTGGTGACTTTGTGTTAGTACGTCCTAACACGGGAACCCGCATGAAGATTCACGGTACAGAATGGAGACTCATTAATGATGACTCTATTCAAGCGGTCGTACAAGACCCCCGTGGCATTCAACGTCCCAACTAAGGAGTAAATCATGGCCAAAGACGAAGAATATAAATTTCCCGATGAAATAGAAACTAAAGCCGACAAGGAAGAAAAAGTCGAGTACGAAATTGAAGGCGATGGTGAAACGCAAGTCGAGGTAGTAGACGACACCCCCGAGGAAGACCGTGGGCGTAGCCGCATGGAAGAGCCTCCCAAGGACTTTGCCGAGGATGAACTAACTAAGTACGATGAGGGTGTGCGCAAGCGCATCCAGCATTTTACAAAAGGCTATCACGAAGAACGCCGTGCTAAAGAATCAGCAGAGCGGGAGAGAGAAGAAGCCCTGCGTATTGCTCAAGCCGTGGTTGAGGAGAACAAAAAGCTCAAAGGCTCTTTGAATACCAACCAGCAAGCCTTGCTAGAACAGGCTAAAAAAGTAGTTGGTAACGAGGTTGAAAAAGCCAAGGCCAGATACAAAGAAGCCTATGAATCAGGTGACTCAGACGCTATTGTGGATGCGCAGGAAGCATTGATCTCCGCTAAATCCAAGATGGAGCGCGTGAACAATTTTAAGCCTGCCCCTTTACAACAACAAAAATCTGAGGTACAAATACCACAACAAGTTACAAAACAGCCACCAGTAGATCAAAAAGCTCTGGCTTGGCAATCAGAAAATAAGTGGTTTGGTTCTGATGATGAGATGACTAGCTTTGCACTTGGACTCCACACCAAGCTAGTTAAATCTGGAGTTGATCCTCAGTCCAACGAGTATTACGAGAAGTTAAATTCTCGAGTTAGACAAGTTTTCCCAGATCAGTTTGAGTCTGAGAGACCGGTGAATGCGCCAACTTCGCCGAAAAGATCAAACGTTGCACCTGCAACCCGTAGCACAGCGCCTAAAAAGATCGTGCTTACGCAGACACAGGTGAATATCGCCAAGCGGCTTGGAGTTCCTTTGGATCTCTATGCTCGTAAGGTTGCGGAAGAACAGTTAAGGAAATAAAATGGAAAAGTCAACACGTTTAGCACGAGAACTTGATACACGCGAAAAGACGGAGCGCCCAAAACATTGGATGCCCCCTCAACTTCTGCCTGACCCTACTCCGGAAGCAGGCTATGCGTATCGCTGGATCCGAATTGCTTCGTTAGGCAAAGACGACGCCACTAATATTTCTGGAAAACTACGCGAAGGCTGGGAACCCGTTAGGGCTTCTGACCACCCTGAGATTCGTATGTTTGGCTCTAGCGGTAACGCAAGGTTCCCAGACAGCGTTGAAGTGGGCGGTTTGTTGCTTTGCAAAACACCTGTGGAATTTACTGAACAGCGCAATTCGTACTATCGCAATCAAGCGGAAGCACAAATGCAGTCAGTAGACAACACCTACATGCGCGAGAATGATCCGAGGATGCCTATGTTTAAAGAACGTAAGTCCACGGTCACTTTCGGAAAAGGTACTTAAATTTTTTTGGAGACTTAAATGTCAATGACCAATACCCCCTATGGCCTACGAGCCATTAACCGTAACGACGGCATGCCTTATGCTGGCGCTACGAGTCAGTTCCTAATCGACCCCGCTGGTGAAGCGACTAACTTGTTTTTTGGACAAGCAGTTATCATTGGCGCTGACGGTTATATCGCTCTGTCCACCGCTACCGGCGCAGACTTAACTACCAATAACCTTGGTGGCGACAGTATGGGTGCTTGGGGCGTGTTTGTCGGTTGCTCTTACGTTAACGCGCAAGGTCAACAGATTTACGGTCAGTACTATCCTTCTGGTACAGCTAACGGCGGCCCTATTACAGCCTACGTTATCACTGACCCTAACGTGACTTTCCAAGCTCAATTGGATGGCCAAGTTACTCAGGCCGCTCTTGGCGCAAACACCTTCTTTGCTGCTGCACAGTCTACTTCTACAGGTAACACCCGTACAGGTAACTCTACCAGCGCATTGGAAAGCACAGTAGTTACTACTGCCGCTGCGTTTAAGATCATCGGTTTCGCTTCACCATTGACTGATACTTACACTGAAGTGTTTGTTAAGTTCAATCCCGGCGCTTCCGCTTTCACTAACGCCGTTGGCATCTAAGGAGCTAAATCATGGCTATTTCACGCGCACAACTGCTCAAAGAATTACTCCCCGGCTTGAACGCTTTGTTCGGTCTTGAGTACGCTAAATACGGCGAAGAGCACAAAGAAATCTACGAAACAGAGTCATCTGAGCGTAGCTTTGAAGAAGAGACAAAGCTGTCTGGCTTTGCTGCTGCACCTGTTAAAAACGAGGGTTCTGCCATCGCTTATGACAACGCACAGGAAGCATTTACTGCACGTTACACACACGAAACCATTGCGATGGGCTTTGCCATCACAGAGGAAGCTGTGGAAGATAACTTGTACGACAGCCTGTCTTCACGTTATACCAAGGCTCTGGCCCGTGGTATGGCTTACACCAAGCAGGTTAAAGCCGCTTTTGTGTTGAACAACGCCTTCACAGGTGGCCCAACATACGGCGACGGCGTGGTTTTGTGCTCTACAGCGCACCCACTAGTCTCCGGCGGCACT